GGGGATGTGTGCATCACCATTGCCGAATTGGCGGTCTTTGCGGCGTCATTTATGACGAAGAAAGATCGAGACGCGGAGTCGTACGCATCGGTGTCACAGGTTGTGAACCGAATCGCCTACCGTGACTACTCGGATCTGGCGAAAAGTGACCCTGAGAAATGGCTGGAGTACACAGTAAATGCGTGCTTGTTTGCCTTTTATGAGGGGACTCGTAGTGAGCTAAAAGAGCTCGCTTCCGCCAGGGAGGGACGCCTTGAGTACGCACGTCACAAGCTGGCGCGTCGTTGGGTTGTGTCATGGTGGCAAATGCTGTACGAGAAATGCACGTCTTACTCCTCTTGGATCAAGCTTGTTGTTAACTCGTTGATCGCTCTTGGAGTTATGCGTGCGTCGCGTGCCGGTAGGTGGGATACGGGGCTGGCGTTGGTACCACTTTTTGCCGCCCAGTGGCGTGATGTTCGTTACATCACCGCTGGGGCGTATAAGTGGCTTGTGTTTGCTAGCCTGAATCCGATGGCGCCCGTGGTAGCGGGGACGTTGGGGTCGTATTGGTTGAACCGGCTTTACGGGCCGCGGGGGATGTACACGGGGGTGGCCCTGAATGTGGTTTGGGCGCTTACGGTCGGCATAACACGCCGGCGTACAGCGTTGCTACATACGGGGCCGGGATCAGCCGTCCAGGGTAGCGTGTGGAATCACGACCATGGTCGGATGGAGTTTGCTGAGATTGAGCCTTTCACCAAAGATGTTGGTGGGCATCTCATCCGTGTTTTCCAGGTTGGGGACTGTGTTATTGGGGAGGTTGAGCATCCGGCTGTTGCCACGCGACCATTGATGGTGCTTGGCGCTGCACCGGATGTTGTGGCCAATCCAGCCCTCATACCCGCGGTCCTGCATCCTGCAGTGGACGGGGCTTCTGATGCCATGACTGTCGCGATGGCGGGTCTTGGTGATGTCGGCCTTGTTCCACCGCAGGTAGTTCCGTTGGACCAGGAACCAGATGGTGATGGTGTCGAGGAGACCAAGAGTGGCGATCTTATGTCCACTTGTGGTGACACCGAGTCGGAGGAAGAGGGAGATGCCGCTGCTAGCGGCACAGTACCCCCCCCGGCTCCACCAGCGGCAGCTGGGGGAGGTTTACCACAACCACTCCCTCCTCGCCCGACCACGCGTGAGGCGCCACCTGCGCCACCAGTGGTCGAGGAGAAATGCCCCGAAAAACATCGGGGCGTGTGCCGTATGGGACCTGTGACGTTGGAGTGTAGCAAGCATTGTCCGGTTTATGTCTGGAAGCTTGCTCGTGGCTACAAGTGTGCACTGATACCGGAGACTGCCGGTGCGCCGTGTGGATGGGATGGGGCGGCTTCTACGTCGGCTCCCCCATCCACTGCTGACGCTGGTGAGTCTCGGTCAAGCACACCTTGGTTGCCGCCTACGGCTCCCGATTCACCTGTCTTTGAACCCCACAGTCCGGAAATGGCTCCGCGTTCGCCGAGCTTTCATGTGACTGAGGACAGTGACTCGGAAGACGTGGCTCCACCGGTCAAGATCATTGACCCCGTCGTTCGGACTGACGGGGCCGCTCATACTGATCTGCCGGCGTTAGAACGACGTCAAACCGTTGCCGCACTCGGAATATGCCCTGGCAACACGCCTCGCCCGCGTTTTGCTATGGCACGGGTCGTTCCTGTACCTGTGAACGACGCGATCATCGAGAATTTCATACTGAATCGTGTCGGTATGATTTCCGAGTATGGCAATGCGTTGTCCTTTTGCAAGTTTCCGTACCAGCACGGAAAACCTGGTTCACTTGAGACGATTCTCAACATCCCTCGTGTTGAATCGTTGTTGGCCTTGGGGGTTATTCCCCCTGACTGTACTCTGACCCCAAAGCAAGGGGCACCACCCCAGGATGCGATACCCGGGAAGTATTCAGTCATTGGGCCACTCAATCTGAACCAGATCCCTCTCGTTTGGCAGAGGTCAATGCACAATGAAGCTGTGTCGTTGACCCGTCGGCACATGGTACCGTTGCGTGACGGACCTGCCGAGATTGCCATGTGGGAGCGTGCGGTGCGGGACTTCATGCCGTTCATCTATAGCCAGATGTTTGCCCACGTTCGACCGGCCAACCAGGCGGAGTGGTTGGAAGGTTTGGACGCCACGCGTCGTAAGATGTATAGTGACTACATCGCGACTGGGCATAACCTTCTGTTTACGGATGCGAAGGACCATTTCCGTGATTTCTTCATCAAGAGCGAGGTTATGTCGGCAACCAAGAAATTGGATGCCTCGGGGCATGACATGGGCCGGGCTTTTTCAGCCCCCCGTGGCATTCAAGCCCTGGCAAAAGCGGTTGCCAACATAGCGTTGGGACCCTACATGACCGCGCTCTCGAAAGGGCTGGCAGAGTCGTTCCAAGTTGGTGGCATTTATGCCACTTTTGGATACACTGCTGGGCGCACGCCCGAGGAGATCGGAGCTTGGTACGACCACATGGTCAACGCTGGCTATAAGTTTGTTGAGAAC